AGAATGGAAAAAGAGGAAGAGGCGATGGGCGACCTTGAGACTCGTTTGGAAAAACAAAAAATCTACTCAGACGCTGAGTTGAGCGAGAGTGAGAAGGTTATAGCCGATGTTGAATAACGAATACTGGGAAGATAGATATCGAGCTGAGGAAAAAGCAAGAGAGCTAGCAGATAAGAGAGTAGCTTATCAACTGAACGGTATCTATCAACAACACGCTAATAACATACAAAAAGAAATCGATAGCTTTTGGCAAAAGTATGCTGATAGCGAAGGTATCACAAAATTACAAGCTAAGCAACGAGCTGATAAACTTGATATGGTGAATGTTGAGTTTAAAGCTCGACAATTAGTTGAGAGAGCTAACCGCTTGAGAGAGCGTGGAGAGCAGGTTACAAGTAAAGATTTTACAAAAGCGGAAAACGACTTGTTGAAACTTTACAATCTTAAAATGAAAACAAGCCGTCTTGAAGTTCTACAAGCGAATATCAAGTTACACCAGTATGAACTAGCTTTAAATGAGTTTGAAATCATTGATAGACACTTGATTGAGTCAATCAGACGTGAAAATCTTTTTAGTGCTGGAGTGCTAGATATGACGCTCGGCAGTTTTGAAAGCTCGAAAATATCTGCTGACTCTATTGTTTTTGCCAATTTTGAAGACGCATCATGGTCGTCTAGGATTTGGGAAAGACAGAGTGAGTTGAGAGCGATTGTTAAAAAAGGCGTTGCGGATACCGTGTTAAGAGGTCAAGGAACAAATGTTCTTATTAATAATCTCAAAAAAGAGTTTGATGTATCCTATGGATACGCTAGACGTCTAGCAGTCACAGAGTCAGCTAGGGTGTATTCTGAGGCGCAAAAAGCAAACTATGAGACAAACGAGGTTGAATGGTATGAAGTTATGACCGAATTAAAAGCGTGTCCAATTTGTCAACCATTCAATGGGAAGGTGTTCAAAGTATCTGAGTTGGTTCCAGCATTGAACGCGCCACCATTTCACCCTAACTGTCGATGTACGACTGTTCCGCATTTTGACTCAAAGCGCTCAAGTAGTGATGAAGTAGTAACTAGAAGAATAGATTTAAGCGTTATTTAGCGCTCAGAAAAGGAGTAAAAGATGTTTATTTGGGATTTAGTATCAATTGCTTTAGGGTGGTTGGTATTTTCGTTTTTAATGCTAGTTATCATAGCAGTTGTAAAAGCGATGATTAATGTAATCAAAAAATAAGATAACCGTATGGAATCCCGTACGGTTATCTTATTGTCCAAACTTTGAAGACATTAAAAGCTAAGGATAATCAGTCCACTCTGGACTTAAAAAGGAGGGCCTAAAATGGCAGAAGAAATTAAAGAAACTGTAGTTGAACCTGAAATTGAACAAGCTAGCGGTCAAGAAGAGGAAAAAACTACAGAAAAAACATTCACACAGTCACAGCTTGATGAAATCATTCAGAAAGAGAAAGCTAAGGCCAAGCGCTCTGCTGAAAAAGAGTATCAAGCTAAGATGGACGAAGCTGAAAAGCTACGTAAGATGAACGAGGTTCAGAAAGCAGAGTATGAGCAAGAAAAACAAAGAGCATACATTGCTGAACTTGAAGCTAAAATCAATCGTAGTGGACTAGAGCGAGAAGCCTCAAAAATGCTTTCTGGGGGCGGTATTGTTGTAGATGATAAAATCCTAGGTCTTGTTGTCAAAGATACCGCAGAGAAAACGCAAGAGGCTGTAGAGAGCTTTGTAGCCTTGGTGAATGACTTAGCCGATAAGAAAGTCGGTGAGAAACTAAAAGGTAAGACACCGAAGAAGATGGAAGACACTTCGGCTGGTGAGATTACCAAAGAACAATTCAACAAAATGGGGTATCAAAGTAGAAATGAATTACTGCAAAATAACCCCGAACTATACCATAAATTGAAAGGATAATAGATAAATGACACAAACTAAAATTGAACAATTAGTAAACCCTGAAGTTATGGCTGACATGGTTTGAGCTAAATTACCAAAAATGATTAAATTTACACCGCTTGCTTACGTTGAGCGTGAGCTTGTTGGACAACCAGGAAACACTGTTACAGTTCCAAAGTGGGTATACTCTGGAGACGCTAAAGATATTGCGGAAGGCGAAGCAATCACCCCTGACCAATTAACTACTGATAAGTCTACAATGACTATTAAAAAAGCGGGTAAAGGTATTGAATTAACAGACGAGGCGGTTCTTTCTGGTTACGGAGACCCAATCGGTCAAGCTACTCATCAAATCGCTTTAGCTATTGCGAATAAAGTAGACAATGACTTAGTTGAAGCGGTATAATAGTGTCGAACAAGCAATGTCTGAATTGAATTCCCCATTAGTATCGTATGTCAAGGAACAATTGAAACATGACTATAATTATCTTTATAGCATTAGCGATAATGCAGCTATTGCATTTTACAACAATAACATCAATGAGCTGGTTGCTGAAGTCGGGGTATTGGGAGATAAGGTTACAGACACAAATCTGTTAAATAAAGTCAAGGAGGTTCTATCATGGAAGTAATGGCTATGCCTGGTAAAGAAGTTTTGATTTTTACAAAACAAATCCGCCACTGGATTGTTGGCGATAAAACTATTTCAGGAAAGAAACAGTTTATCTTCCGTGAAGATACTCCTCCTGAAATTTTAAAACTTTATCAAGATATAAAACCAAAACTTGAATTTGCTTATTAACAATCAAAAGCACCTAGAGAAATCTAAGTGCTTTTTTAGTGCTCAAAAACTTTAAAAATAGAAACCTAACCGTTTATTTTTTTTAAAAGTGTTGACAATATAGCACAAAAGTGCTATTCTATAAATTGTAAGGGAGATACCCTTAACAATAAAGAAAGGAGAAAAATATGAGATCAAAAAAGGTAAAGAAAAAACCACTCAAAAAGAAGAAAACAAAAGTAACGCTTAAAATCAACTTAGTATTCTTCACAATCGAGTGGGAAATCGAGTGGGGCGAATAGCCTCACTCCTTTACCAAAATTGTATCATATAGTAATAGAAAATGAAAGTGAATTTCAAAATAACTAAACACGCATTTGACTGGAAAGCATTTGTCGCATGGCTTATCTTTATTGGCTTAATAGTATGGTTTATATTTAAGTAGGTGATTATATGAAAGTAGATACGGATAAAATTGAATGGCTCCTTAGTAATGTCACTCAATATCGAATTAATAAAGATACTGGAGTGAATTTATCTATTTTAGGAAGACTAGTCAGAGGTGAGCGTAAAATCGAAAATCTGACTATAAAAACAGGATGCTTGTTAACCGAGTATGCTGATCAGCTTCAAAAACAGGACAATTGAAGACTAAAAAAAGCGGGCTAGTGATAGCTCGCTTTATTTGTACTCTTTTTGTACTCGGTTTTATATTATTGTATGTTTTTAAAAGAAACTAAAACATTGATTTTACAACGTTTTGCAACGATAGGAAACGTCATGAAACGTTAAAAAACGTCGCCTAGGGGAGTCGAACCCCTGTTATGAGAACCGGAATCTCATGTGATATCCACTACACTAAGGCGACATTCTTTCCTAAGTGTATCTAATTTTAGAAAACTGTGCAAGTTTTGGAAAAGGTCAGAGTATAAAGGAGAAATCGTTTAACTCGTTTATTTTTAAAAGAGAGCAAAAAAGTATAAGAAGAGAGCAACATTACCATATATGGTAATTACCAAATATGGTAATGTTTAAGTGGGAGGGAAAATTATGGGAGAATTTGAAATTAGTTCAGAGTATTTTGAATTGGTAAAGATGAAGCCATATAGGGAGAAGGTAAAAATCCTTGCTGTATTAAAGCTGCTAAATAAAGAGGGGTTTTCTCCAGCAATTCTTGAAATGTGGGGGAACAAATCAAAGACTCAATTGTCAATTCCAATTGTGAGCACTAAAGAGGAGGCAATAAAAAATGGATCAGAATCTGAAGAAATTTATTACAGACTTGGAATCCCAATACGAGAATATAGAAAAGGATATCGATATAGAGCTCGTGTTAAGGGAGGTGGGGTTAAGGTTTACAGAGTTGAGACTGATTTCCGGACTCTCACGTACCGAGTTTGCAGAAAAGGTTGGGATAAAGCCGGGACATCTTTCAAGGTTGGTTACAGGTAACCATAATCCTTCAATTCTATATTTGGAAAAGATAGCTCAAAAAGTTGGAGCTCATGTAGAAATTTCTTTTGTGATGGATGATGGAGAAACTTGCCGTGAAAAGGCTAGTAAGCTAACAGGGACGGAATGGGTCCCTATAATTCGTAAATCTTAA